GTAGTACTTGATCGCGCCGCCGATATCGACCATGTTGGCGCCCGAACGCTGGAACGCGACGAAGCCGACCTGACCCTTGAGGGTGTAGGCCGAGTCGGTCATGCGGAACAGCGTGGTATCCATCACGTCGCGGATCAGGTACTTCGAGAAGTCACCGAACAGGATCGACTTGGCGTTGGCAGCCATGGTCGGCATGTTCTGGTTGATGACGATCTCGCGGCCCAGCAGGCGGTCAGGGGCGCCGCCGGCGTTACCCGACTCGTAGCCCGGCACGAAGATCGGACGGCCTTGCGTGTCCTTCACTTTGCGCAGGATGCGCAGCGTGTCGTCGTTCATCATCCAGCGACCGGCAGGACGGTAGAAAGGATCGACCGAGTGCTCCAGGTCGACCAGGTCGTCGTACGACACGGTGACGGTCGAGCCCGTGGCGCCGACCTTGCCCGCCGCTGCGGCGGTCAGGATGCCACGCGGCTGGTTGGTGCCGGTGCCGACGGTGTGGTGGCGGTTGTGAATGCGGCCGATGCGCAGGGCCAGCAGGTTCTGGACGTAGGCTTCGACGTTGAACATCGAGTCCTGCAGCAGCTCGAACGGGAGCGCGATCGACTTCGACGAGTACTTGTACACGTCCATCGACGCTTGGCCGAACGTGGTATCCAGGCCGGTGACGGAACCGTTCTGGCCGACGATCTCGCCTTCTTCAGCGGTCGAGTCGGCGGTCGGGAACAGCATCTGCGCGCCGGTCGAGGTCTGGATGCCGCTGGCAACCGAACGCACCGCGTAGGCGGCTTTCATCGCCTGGATCAGCGTCTTGCTGAACTCGGTGGCCACGGTATAGCCGCCTTCGGTGCCGGTGGTGGTCGACATCGCGGCACGGATGTCCGGATTGACGCGGGCCATCATGGCATTACGCTGTTCCGCCGACAGGGCGCCCAGGCCACCCGACAGCATGGCGCGCAGCGCGCCGCTCTCGTTGGCTGGTTCACCGGTAGCGGCGGTATAGGCCGCGTTCATGGCAGCCTGGTGTTGCGCTTCGGGCGCTTCGCCGGCGAGCTGGGCGGCACGCTGTTCGCGGGCGATCTCGACGTCAATCGCTTCGACCTTCGCCAGCAGGGCGTCGATCTTGCCAGCATCTTCAGCCGGCATACGGACGTCAGCGGCGTACTTGCCGTTGATCTCGTGGACTTCTTTTGCTGCGGTATTGCGTTGGGCGCGCAGTTGGGCGAGCTTGCTCATTTAGTGCCTTTCGGTGGATGGTCCGCTCTCGCGGCAGTGGTGGGACGAAAAAAAGCCACCCGGAGGTGGCTGGTTCAGTTGGCGCGAGAGCGCGTCAGCTAAGTTGGGTACGGGCCAGCATGGCAATGCGTTGCTGCTGGCGGGCGCGGTGGTGGTCGGTCGCGGCCGGGGTGAGTGCTTCGGCGGCCGGCGCCGGTGCGTTCGAATAGGCCGACATATCCCACGACGCGGCAACCTTCGGCGACTCGGCGATGCTGTTCGCGAAGCCCTTCTCGACGGCTTCCTGCGCCGTGAACCACGTTTCGGCCTGCATCATCACGAGCACGTCGGCCTCGGCAAGGCCGGTTTTGCGGGCGTACTGCGCACACATGGTCGCGTCGATCTTGTCGAGCAGACCGGCGGTTGCGCGCATTTCTTCCGCGTTACCCATGGCCATAGTCCAGCCACAGTGAATCATGTACATGGCGCCGTCCGAAATCTTCACATCGTCGGCAGCAGTCGCGATCACGGTCGCCGCGCTGGCGGCGTAGCCGTCGATGTGCGCCACGACCTTCGCCGAGGTCTCGCGAATGGCCTGGCAGATGGCTTGAGCTGCGAAGACGTCGCCGCCTGGGGAATTGATGCGCAGGTTGATCGTGCCGCCTTTGATCGCGCGGATCTGCGGGACCAGTGCCTGCGCCGACACACCGCCGAACCAGTCAGCAGTGGCGTCGTCCGATACGATCGAGTCGTACAAGTAGATCGTCGTTTCGTCGCCGGCCGTAACCAGTGCGCGCGGGGCGGCGCGCTTGCGGTTACTCGCCAGCAGGTTCAGCAGTTTGGTCATCAGGTTTTGCCTCGGTAGGTTGCGATGTTGGTGCAGCGGTGGCCACGACTTCAAGCAATTCGTCCCCACCGTCTTTCGGGGGCAAGTTCTTGGCCTTGCGGACTTCGTTTTGGGTCATCCAGCCCGGTTCGCCGGCGCGCCCTAGAGCGATGCGCAGCGCTTCGTTCTCAGACTTCAGGTCGCCGCGCTCGATGTCGGCCAGGTCGAAGCGTACGAAAAGACGCTCGCGGATCGGCCACAGCTTGCGGTTGAACTCCTGCTCGAACTTAACGAGGTCGCGCTTCAGGGTGAACTTCACGAAGCCGCGGCCCATGTTCTCGACGCCGGCGCCCCAGGACGTCGACTTATCGGTATGGCCGATCATGTGCGGCGGGACGCCCATCACCCGAGCAATCTGCTCAACCTGGAACATGCTCGTTGCCAGGATTTGCGAGTCGGCTGCGGACAGGCTCAGCTGCTGGATTTCCATACCGCCAGTCAGGACCGCCGGCAGATGCGAGTTCGCCACGCCCGAGTGCTTCTCAGCCCAAGTTGCGCGAATCATGCGCGCCTGCTCTTCGCTCAGGTTACCCGGGGCCTTCAATGCGAAGTCGGGGCGCGCACCGTTCGTGAAGAAGCGCGAGTTGTACTCGTCGGCGGAGAGCGATGTTCCGACCGCCTGACGCGCCGCGTACGTGATTGGCGATGGGCTGCGCAGGCCATCGAAGCCCAGGCTCGGAACATGGATCATGTCGGCTGGGTGGACGATGTACTGCGCGCCGGTCAGTGGCGTGACCCGGTAAAACAGGTTGCCGGCCGTATCGCGGAATGGCTGCACGCGGTTCGGGTGGTGCGGAAGGAATCCGCGCACCTGCGAGCTGCGGAACGACGGACGGAGGATCTCGGCAAAGCAGTCGCCATAGAACAGGCGGGAGCTGACGAGGTATTCCCAGAACACGGCAGCCGACAGGTCGTCGGTTGGCTCTTCGTTCAGCAGCCAAAAGTACGGGTGATCGACAGCCTCGCGCCCTTCCTTCGTTCGCTGGTAGACCGGCATCGGAAGAGTGGAGATCGCACCAGCAATCAGGGCCACGCAGGCATAAACCGCCGACACGCGCATGGCGGTCGTTTCCGTAACAGGTGGACCGCCCCGGCCACCACCACCACCACCACCGCTCACGAGGTTCGTCAATTCCTGCAAGGTCAGTTGGCCGTGCGAATTCTCTGCCGCAGCCTGAACCCGCTCCGCGCGCCAGGCATTCAGGATCACGCTGCCGGGCTGGCTGACCCGCTCAGCGTTGTACCAGTTTGCTTGCGTCATAGGATATAGATTCCAGGGGTAACGGCTGTTTCAGGGTTCAGGGCCATCAGCGACACTGCATTCAGCATCGCCATCAGCGGGTCGATCTTTGCCGAGCCGCTGATCTGCTTGGTGATAATTACGGCGTTGCCGCGGGGCTCGACCTTGGCGTTACTCACGCACCAGGCCATCATCGGTTGGCCGGCGTGCACGATGACGCCTTCAGCCAGCTTGCGTTCTGCAGTCTTGATCGCGCCGGTCATCTTCCAGCCTTGCGAGATGCCGACGATCTTCTCTTCGGGTACGCCAGCTTCCAGCATGGCGTCGAGGATGCCGCCCAGGCCACTGGGGTCGACGCCGATCTTGTCCAGCTTCCCGGACGCTTCGATCTGCGCCACGTAGTCGGCCACCTGTTCGACGTCGTCGCCGACGCGCTTCACCAGCGTCAGGTGGCCGTCGCGGGAAAAGTCGGTGAAGCGGGCCGCTTCCTGCTTGCGACGTTCCAGCACAGACGGGTGCGCCCAGGCGTGGCCCCACACGAGCCAGCGCCGGGTTTCCGCGCACCGCCCGATGACAGCGAAGCCGAGCAAGTCGTCCAGGCCACCGCCGTCAATGCCGACGTCGATGACATCGCAGCGGTTGATCAGATCTTCGAGGGTGAACGCGGGAAGCGCTGACTGCTCCCAGAACTCCGCGCCGGCCCATCGATCGGATCGTAGATTCATGCCGATTTCGACGTTCGCGTGCTTCGACATAAAGCCGCGAAATGACTCGGGGCCGGACTGCTCAGCCTTCTTGAACTCCCGCTCAAGGAATGCGCGATCGACAGAGAACCCGATGTTCGGGTTAACCATCGCCATGTTCTCCAGCAGCAGGCACTCGCCCGACGCCACCATTTCGGGCGGATGCTCGAAAATGATCGGCACGAAGGCCGGATCAATGATCTCGCCGTCGCGCACTTTGCGCGCATACGCCAGCTTTTGAAGGAACACGCCAGCAGGCGGCTCGTCCGATTGCGTAGTCAGCCAGATCACGAAGCCCTCAGGGCGTGACGCCAAGCCGCCCAGCGCCTCGCGGAACATGTTTTCTGCGCTCGGCATCTTGCCGAACAGGTGCAGCTCGTCGATCAGCGTACCAACCGACTTCTTGCCGCCGACCGTGTTCTGGTCAGCCGCTAGCACCTTCAGGATGGCGTTGCTCTCGCGGTGCGTGATCTTCTTTTCGTGCGACTGGACGTGCAGCAGCGCGTCAAGCTCGTCGTCTTTCTGCACCATGTCGCGCGCAGGGTTGTACGCGTTGTTTGCCACCTCGACGGTCGGTGCCAGTACCGTAAATTCTGCCGACTGCCTCCAGTTCAGGATGACTGCGGTCAGCATGATCCCGGCGGCGACTGTGCTCTTGCTGTTCTTCTTGGGCAGGAGAACGAAGAACTCGACGATCATCCGGCGGCCGCTCTCCGCGTCGTAAGCTCCGAAGATGCAACGCACCAAGTCGAATACCCATTCGGCACAGGACTCGCCGAATGTTGGGCTGCCAGGCGCGTCAACGATCTTAAGTTGCTTGAAGATCGCGAGCGCCTGCTCAGCCTGTTCGGGGAAGATCGGCGGCGGG